ACGAATTAAACTTTAACTAATGGCCAGTTTTTACGATGATGCTTCGCTTGTTGTTATACCAAGCGGCTACAAGACAAGCAAGATTTACGCAGAGAAGCCGACTGATGGTTCGGGCGATTTGACTTTTACCCGTGCTTCGGGTGCTACCCGTGTTGGGCCTGACGGCCTTATTGAGAAGGTGCGGACTAATAATTTGCCGTATAGCGAAGCGTTTGACAATGCTGCGTGGACTAAAGTAGATGGGTCTTCAGTTGTTGCCAATGTTGCAGCAAATCCATTAAATGGCGCAATAACTGCAGACCGATTAATAATTCCAGTCACCACAAATGCTCGGATTGAACAAGTGCCGCCAACTGGATGGGCTACAAGTGGTCAACTAATTACATTAAGTTGCTACATTAAAGGATTTAGCAGTAGCGGCATTGTTGGAATCCGTAGCGGTGTTGTTGGCGATTCAGCACTTTGGAGTTTTAATGCTTCAACTTGGACAAGGGTAACTTGGACAAAAACGGCTGGTTCTAATTATGAAATACCTCAATTTTGTAATGGTACGCTTGTGTCGGGTGCCAGTGCTTCGGTAGATATTTTAGCATTTGGCTTTCAGATTGAAAATGGCGACATCGCAACAGCCTACATACCCACCACCACCGCAGCCGTAAGCGTTGGGCCAGTGAGCAACGTACCCCGACTGGACTATTTAGGTAGTACCTGCCCACGTTTGTTGCTGGAACCCCAGCGGACAAATTCAGCGCAGTACAGCGAGCAGGCAGACAATGCGTACTGGCTTAAATTTCAAGCGACCATTACAGCAAATCAAGCAACCGCTCCAGATGGCACAACAAGTGCAGAGCGATTGACTGCAAGTGGAGCCACAGCACTAATTTATCGCACGGGAATGACCGCTGGCGCTTTGTCGTTTTTCATAAAAGCAGAAACCTTAAGCGGTGGAGCACGTTTTTACATTGCAGTTGACGGGGTTGGTAGCGCAAGTTGGAGCCAAAATGGAATATTATTTTCCGTTACTGGCGGAACGGCTACCAATGCAGTTAATTATGGAAACGGGTGGTATCGCTGCAATTTTAATGTAACAAGCGGCAGCATTATAAATTTCGGATTAGAAAACGCAGCTAGTGGAAATACTGCCTTTATATGGGGTTTTCAAAACGAAGCTTCAGCCACCTACGCAACTTCCTACGTACCAACGACTTCCGCAAGTGTTACCCGTGTGGCCGATGCTGCCTCAAAGACGGGCATAAGTTCTTTGATTGGGCAGACAGAGGGCGTTCTTTTTGTAGATTACAACTACGAAGCAAAACCAGATTCATCTGGAAATATCCCTATTGTTGTTTATACTGGCTCAAGTGAGGCATATATTTATATAACTAATGCTGGGGCATTGCGGTTTGAATTGTATAATGCTGGCTCCCTGCAAGCACTTATAAGCGGTACGATAGGCGCAGCAGGTCGCAAAAAAATAGCATTTGCTTACAAGCAAAACGACTTTGTAGCTTATATGAATGGCGTTCAAATTGGAACCGACACAAGCGGAACAGTTGGCGCAATGGCTTCGGTAAACATTGGATGTTATTACACATCTAACTACTCAACCGTAAGCGGTATGAACCAAGCCCTACTTTTCAAGACCCGTTTAACTAACGCCCAGATGCAGGAGTTGACCACGTTATGAGCAGTTGGACTTCATTTGATAAGGTACTGCACTTCGTAGGTGGTGCGGTGCTTTATCTTATTTCGGGTAGTATGTTGCTCGTTCTTGTCGCAGCAGCAGGCAAAGAATTAATAGACGAGATACGATACGGAGGGTTTGACTACAAGGATTTGATTGCAACACTATTAGGCGGATTATTTATTTACTTACTATGGAATTTTTGAAGTACGAGTTTGCTGACTGGGCAACAGCCAAAAAAGCAATAGAAACAACAACCATCTCACTAGATGGCATTACGGAAACAACGTGGAATACGGAGCTTGTAGTGGCCGTTGTAGAGTTGGGGCATATCTGCACCCAATGGGAAACAAACGAGCAAGGAGAGCAGGTCTGCGTTGCCGAGAATCCTAACTATGCCGTTGACATCCTTTGGCAAAACGAACCGCTTGCCGCCTATGCTGAATCGGTGGTGTGGCCTGCGCCTTGTGGCATCCATATTTTTGCGGGCTGGGAAGAAGTTTACGCCCAAGAATACTGCGTTGCCAACCCAGATGCCGCCTATTGCCAACCCCCAGCCCCGATTGACGAATGAAACAAGATAGCACGGAGGCCGTAGTTACTACATGGTCATTGACAACGGGCGGAGTATTGATCGCCCAAATCCATCAGATCCTAGGGATCGTGGTGCTTTTGGCTTCCCTTTCGTACACCATGTGGCGTTGGCATCGTGACGTAAAGCGGAACAAATGATTGAGCGGATCTTTCGCAACTGGAAAACCACGGCCTTTGGATTGGTGCTGATCATGTTCGGGGGTGGGTTGGTGTGGTTTGAGAAAGCAACGCTATCGGAGTTCTCTGCCTTTTTGATGGGTGGCTTTGCGTTGATGATGGCACGGGATGGCGATAAAAAACTAGACAAATAATAAAGTCCCATTTAGCGGATAGATGCCTTGCAATAATTGCCATATAAGACAAGTTACAACGAAATGAATTTTACCATCAAAGAATTGTGCGTGACCAAAACGGGCATTCACAACGAGCCAAATCAGGAGCAGAAGGAAAACCTCCATGCGCTTATTGAAAACGTCTTACAGCCAGCGAGAGAAGCCCTGGGAGCCATCCGTATCACTTCTGGGTTCCGCAATGCACGGGTGAATGCTGCCGTGGGTGGTAGCCGCACAAGCCAGCACATGAAAGGCGAGGCGGCTGATTGCCAATGCGCTGACAATGCTGCGTTGTTCCATTGGATCAAAGACAATGTAGAATTTGACCAACTCATTTGGGAGTTCGGAGATAAGGAGCAACCCGATTGGGTGCATGTTTCGTACTCACAAAGCAGGAACCGAGGACAAGCACTTCGAGCAAAGAAAGAAAAGGGAGCAACTAAATACTTGCCATTCAAGTGAGAGCGATTGTTTTGCTGTTGCTATTGGCTGGATGCAGTGCGGAGTGGCATTTGAAGCAGGCCGTGAAGAAAGGCGGTGAGGTTTGGAGGTACCGATACGATACGGTGATCGTAACCAAGGAACGAAAGCTGACCGATACGCTGATCCTTCGGGAGATTGATAGCATCACGGTGACACAAGACAAGGTTCGTGTGCAGTTGGTGCGCAGGTGGGACACCATCCGAGTAAGTGCCACGTGCATACCCGACACGATCCGAATCACCAAGAACGTGCCTGTAAAGATCCAGACAAGGGATAGGGGAATGAGTTCTTTTTTTTGGCAGTTGATAGTGGCTGCGATGGTTGTGTTTGGATTTGCACTCCTAATAAAGCGATAGAGGGCATTTAGGTGCGTTCTAACGCATTTAATACCAAAAGTGGTATGTTGGTATAGGTGGTTGGTAGAACGTGTCTTAAATCGCAGGATTTATTTTATTTTTAATTTTACTTACGTAGTTACTTAACTTACTTACTTAACTTACTTAATAACTTAAATAACTAACTTAACTAGTAATATACTACTTACTTTGGTAAAATAAACAAAAAAACCAATCACGCAAGTTTGTTTTTATTTTTTTTTGAAACAATTTTGCAGCATGCCAACAGATAACAGCAGACGCAAATACTACCTGGCCGTAGAAGAAGGCCGTGCTAAAAACGACTACACCAATGCGTTCCTCAACCACTTCGGATTCTGCGACTACCCCAAGCAAGAAAGCGTCACAAGAGACGAAAGAAAGTATCGAAAAGAAGGAGGCATCACGCTGGCGGGCAATAATGTCTAACGGCAATGAAGGAGATCACTACGACCTGCACGGCAACTTCGGAGATTCATTCCTATGAGTTGATATTGGGAAAGATCCCATCGCTAAACAAATTCTACTCGGGTAGGCATTGGGCGATCCGAAAAAAGGAGGGCGATATTATTAAGCACCACCTGCTTGCGCAATTAGGATTGGAGAAAAAGGTCGTATTGGCGGAATACGAGATCCAACTTACCCACAATTACCGATACGACAATGACAATTGCATCATGGCCATCAAGTTTGGAGCCGATGCTTTCCGATATTGGGGCGGTTGCAAGGACGATACAAGCAAGTTTTTTACCAAATTGACAATTTCCAGAGATAAGGAAATCCCAGTAAACACGGGAGTTCTGAAAATAATTGGAAAAAAATTGTAGAAAAGTTATTGCCAATCCAAATTTATTTTTGATTTTTGTCAGGTCTAATAATAAAACCAATCAGACATGCAAATCAAAATCACGAACGAGGCATTATACAATGCCAAAAAAGTAGAAGCCGAGTTCATCGGAGGTACTTTATCAATCGTCTATTTGGAGGACGAAACACTCAAGACCATGGAGGTCTGGGGCGAGATCGGAGCAACCGACTACGCAGAGGAGTTTGGATTCACTTTAACATCCAACAACTGATGGAATACACTAGCCGAATGAATCTGTCCCCCGATGCAGCAAAAGAGCTGATCGAGTTCCTTCAGCACCGAGTGGAGGCAATGGCATCCAAAATTGAATTTCTGGAAGCCGAGAATGAGGTAATCAAAAACGCATTGCTCCAAGAGCTGCGCAGCTAAAAAAACCAATCACATGAAATCAGCAATCGAATGCCTAAAATCCCTACCTAGGGAGATCCAGATCAAGTGGATGCGCAACGTGATTAAGCAACACGGAGCCAAGCAAGCCAGATTCATTTTGTGCAGCCGTGCAGAATACACATTGCGTTTGTTTGTATTGGGAGCATTTACCTGGGCGCAATCAAAAGAGGGTCACAATTACTGGGAGCGCATCTCAAATGGAAAATTTCCTCAAGTCAAAATAAAATTGTAAATTTGTTTAATAACTTAAAAAACCAGTCATGGCAAAAGTAACATCAATCTCCCCCGCAGGCACCTGGACATCAGGCGATGGTGCAACATTCTACAAATACCAAATGACCTTTGATGATGGTCGGCATGGTACGATCTTCTCAAAGAACTCCAGCGAGCCACATCAGCCAGGCGATGAGTTGGCCTTCACGATCAACGAGAAAGGAACCATCAAAATTGATCGCCCTGCGTACAACGGAGGAGGCGCAAGCGCATACCGCAAGCCCGCAGATGATTCCGCACGCAGCGCATCAATCATCCGCCAGGTAGCATTGAAAGCAGCAGTCGAATACTGCAACGCATTCATTGGTCAAGGCCAGCCAATCGGCCAGGACAAAGTTCTCGCCACCGCCCAGATCTTCAACGACTGGATGGCAAATGAGAAAAAAGAAGTAAGCCATGCGCAGCACATGGCAGAGCGTGTAACCGAGGTGCCTTTCTGATTGGTTTTGGTGGCACCTAGGTAGGAGGGTGGGGGTAACACCCCACCTTCTTTTTTTTTAATATGTTTGCAAAATAAAACCAATCAAATGCATTCAGATATTATCTCCCTTACGGACACCCTTCCGTACCTCGAAAGAGCGCAAATGGGTAAATACTTTGACATGGGACGCATCGGCAACGATGCCATTGATGACTACCTGCGATTCAAGCCAGGGGAGTTCATCGTCACCACTGGGCATGCTAACGTGGGCAAGACGCACACGATGTTCTACCTGATGCTCATGCAGTCCATCACGTACGGCAAGAAGTGGCTTTGCTACACGGCAGAGAATGAGGTTCATTCCATTCAGCGCAAGTTGGTGGAGTTCCTAAACGGGAAGCCGATCAACATGATCGACCCGCAGCGGATGTACTCCGACCTGGCTTTCCTGGATGACTTTTTCAAGTTCATAAACCCGAACAAGATCCTTTCAGCATTCGAGCTGCTTGATATTTACGGAGAGGCATTGGCGGACTGGGACTACACGGGTGCATTCATTGACCCATACAACTCCCTCCGCACGGATCAGACCCGATTGGGCAAGGTCTCAATGCACGAATATCACTACGAGGTGGCAAGTGCCTTCCGTGTATTTAGCCACTCCAACCAAATCACCACCATCGTAAGCACCCACCCCGTGACGGAGGCGATGCGTAAAGTCCATCACGACAAACATGAATACGCTGGCCTGCCAATGCCCGTAGGAATTGCCGATATTGAAGGAGGGGGCAAGTGGGGAAATCGTGCCGACTGTGTAGTCGTGTGCCATCGTTATGCTGGCCACCCAGTCGATTGGCGTTTCACGCACATACACGTGCGCAAGGTGAAGGAGACGGAAACGGGCGGACGGATCACACCGTACTCCGAACCCATCGTTCTGGAATCAATGAAGGGCAACGTTGGATTTTTGCATAACGGAACTAATTTGCTGAATCATGGCTACGTTCCCGTTTGATTATTACATGCAGTCCAAGGTGACGGACGTGCAGCGTGCAGCGCATTTTCTTTTGGAGTTGTACGAGGCAGGCAACCGTGATGTGCTTCCGCACTTCCAGGCGGTTGAAAACGCAGCGACTTTGATCAAGCAGCATGCGGACTATCACAATGAAATAGAGCTGCGATTCTTCCAGATGACCAACGAGATCAACGCCCTGCACCATGAGATCCAGCAGGAGCGAAAAAAATACCAAGAACTTCTGAATAGAATTGAGATATGACATACCGAGAATTTTGCATACTAGTTGGACACGATGACGATCAAACCCGCAAGCAATCAAACGTGATCATTCGATGCGCATACGTGCATGCCGTCCGTCAGCACTACACCCTTGTTGAACTGGGTGAGATGATGAAACGCACCCACGCCACCATATTGCACTACATGGGTTTGGACTTCCGAAAGTCAGAGGCATACCATCGTGCCTATCAAATCGCTTGGGAGTGCATGAAGTATCAAGAGGTTGACAATACGATGCCAGATTTTGATGCCGTAGTCGGTGAACGTAACGAATTACGCCAGAGAATTGCGCAAAAAAATACGCAAATATCTCTACTCCAGGAGGAAATCATATCTTTACGTCACAAAGTAGAGCAAATGAAAGCCGTGTTCACATGATCGAACTATTCTACCGCCAGAACCGCAGGAAGTTAGTTAACTTCATCAAGGGATATGTGGACTACGAACTCGCAGAGGACGTTGTGCAAGAGGTTTTCCTTCGGTTGCTGGTGCTAGAAAGCGAAGGCAAGACCCACTTCATCCAGGAAGGGAAGGTGAATTTCTTTTTTGTGTATCGGGCATGCGTCAATTTGTGCTTGAAAATATCGGCCACAAAAAAGAAGGTGCAAAAGATCTCGTTTGGTGACATGTACGAGCTGGACAAGTGGCTTGCTGCATCAACAGACGAATACAACCATGAGGAGGATCGCACATGGGAGGAGTTGGTATCTGCCATTGGCGATGAGATGAAGGCGATTCGATGGTACGATGCCCAGGTATTAGAGATCAGCACGAACTTTACCATCTCGGCACTGTCCAGGGGGACGGGTATCGGCAGGGATTCAATTCGACAAACGTTAAAAAAGACCAAAAATGAAATCAGAGAAAGAACCGAAGGCACCTACGAAGCGTGGAAGGAAGCCAAAAGGCGTGGGTGATGTAGTGGAAACGATCACCACGGCAACGGGAATCAAAGCAGCAGTAGAGTGGTTCAGTGAAGCCACGGGCATTGACTGCGGTTGTGATGCCCGCAAGGAGAAGCTGAATAGATTGTTCCCGTTCAAGTCACCCGAATGCCTTACGCAACAGGAATATGAGTTCCTGGGTACGGTGATCGGCAAGCATAAGCTGACCGCCCAGGAGCGGGAGGAGATTGCAAAGATTCATGCACGCACGTTCCGTCACAAAATGGTCGTGCCTTGCACTTGCTCGCCTAAATTGTGGGGGTCGTGGATCAAGGAACTGACCGCATTGCATTCAGCTTATGGTGAGCAATCAGAGGTGGTCGGATAGTGATCACCTGGGCAGGGTGAGTGCGCAACGATTCGTTGACGCTTGCCATGCCATCGGCTACCAATGCCGCCAGTCCACGAAGCATGAGGACATCAACTACCACATTGACTATTGGGTGATGCGCCCAGGTGGCCAGACCTCGGTTGACGTGAAGGGAAACAATTACCCGCATGAGATCTGGGTGGAGTTTATCAACGTCCGAGGCAATGACGGGTGGCTATTTGGTCAGGCCGAATACATTGCCTTTGATATTGAAGCCATCAAAGGTCTTGCGATGGTGTCCAGAACCGAGCTGCTTGCGTTGTGTGAGCGGTTGGTGGTGAAGGAATTTGTACCCAAGCAGCAGGCGTACCACAAATTGTACAACCGAGAAGGCAGGCAGGACGTAATCTCCCGCCTGGAATTGATAGACATCGCACCACTTAAAACATTCAAAATCCTAAACTATGCCAATACCCAACCCTAAACCCACGGAAGATCAGCAGGAATTTGTGCAACGCTGCATGGCCGATGACGTTATGAACAAAGAATTTCAAGACCCAAAACAAAGATTGTCAGTATGTTATGCGCAATGGCAGAAAAAAATGTAAATAAAATTTTGCCATGTGAAATCTAGTTAGTAGTTTTGACCATCATTTAAAACCAATCAAATGAAATTCAACAAGTACAAGTGGATCGAGGATCAGGTAGCATCCCTTTCCGAATTGGCCACCGATGGCGCAGACTACAATGAGTTGCAGCAGCATCTGTACGATGACGTAGATAGCGCATGCATCTATTACGCAGATTGCTTTGCGATCATTGCCGAGTTGGGCATGACCGATTGGGCTGACCATGAGTTCGGGCAGATCACAAATATCACCCAACTTGCATACGTTGCGTTGTTTGACTTCGCAACCGAGGAGATCAACATTGACGAAATCCTTAATTCCGTTGAGCAATGAAAAATAAATTTATTAACTGGTTCCAAGACGTCACCGTATGGCTGGCGTGGTACCTAATCGTAAGCACCGCCCTCTTGGCGATCTTCATTGTTCCATCCTATATTGCCCAGGTGCTATGCAAGTAACATATACCGATTTGATGTACGAGGCGGAGAATCAAGGCATCGCTCCCGAAGATATTGCTGGGTCATACCATGAGGTATTTGCAGCATGGGCAGGATTCAAGTCCGTGAATGACATGATGCGCTGGAGGTTGGACGTTGTAGGTGCTTACGGCATTGGAGACGTTGATCAGTACCCGTACCAACCCGATATGATTCCAGGGTTTAACTGGGAGCCGTTGTATCAACGTGCGATGGAGCAGGACTTTAACTACCTGCACTTCTGATGCAACGCATTTTCAAGGAGCTTGTGGATCGTGAATGCACGAAGTGCCGAAAGTTTGTGCAGGCAAAGTATTTCACGCATTGCAAGCGGGTCAACAAAAAAGAGGTGGTGTACTACCAACGGGCGGATTGTAAGTTCTGCCGAGCAAAGAAAGAAAAACAACGCAGAGATGCATCTAAAACCAATCAAAAATGAAAGTAATCAAACTACTGAACGGAACCACCTGGGATCGTGAAACGCTCCTGGAGCAAATGCTTGACGATGATTTCTACTACGGGAACCTAGGCCGTTCCGCCCTTTCGTCCAGCGCATGCAAGTTGCTGCTGCAATCCCCAAAGACCTACCACTACGTTACGAAGTACGGGCAGGAAGATTCGGATGCGTTTACTGTGGGTAAACTTGCGCATGTGATGGTACTGCAACCCGAACTGATGGGGGACTATGAGGTGATTGACGTGCAAAGCAAGAACACGAAGGCGTGGCAGGAGGCCAAAGCACGAGGCGGGAAAATAATCACGGCCAAGGAATTGAAGGAGGCGCAGCGTATTGCAGATGCTTTGCTTCGCAACGAGGCAGTGATGGGTTACATCCAGGGGTGCAGCTTTGAGGTGCCAGAGATCGGGTATATTGAGGGCTTGCCTTTCCGAGCAAAAGCCGACATCTACTCCCCTGGGTTTATTGCCGACTTGAAAACCACTAGCGACCTGCGTGCCTTCCCGTACAGTGCAAAGAAATACGGGTACGACATGCAGGCCTACATCTACACCCGCCTCTTTGGAGTGCCGATTGAGAAGTTTATTTTCATTGCCATTGACAAGGGTTCGTTGGACATCGGCATCTACACCATCTCCCCCGACTTTTTGCAGTCAGGCAAGGAGAAACTGGACGAGGCCATCGCCTTGTACAAGGAGTTCTTTATGGGGGTTGAGGAACCCGAGCTGGACAATTACACCATTGTAGGTCAACTTTGATAAACAAAACACTTTGTGTATCAAATTTAGCAAAATATGAAAGACAAACAAAACCTTTAACACCACCGAGGAATGAGCGATAACAAAAGCAACGGGATAGGATTCGGAGGAGTTCTTACCGTATTATTTGTGGGATTGAAACTGACTGGGTATATTGATTGGTCTTGGTGGTGGGTGACTTCACCGATAACCATTCCTATTGCGCTTGGGTTTGCGATTGTTTTTATTGGAATTGTAATCAAAATGATTCAAGAATGAAAGCAACACTCGAATACAACTTGCCAGAGGATCAGATTGAGTTTGACATGGCAACAAAAGGCCACCGAATGCACTCCGTCCTTTGGGAGTTGGATCAATGGCTTCGCAGCAATACCAAATACTCGCACGATGGAATGCACGAGGAGGAGATCAAGGCGTACTATGCGTGCCGTGACCGCCTGCGTGAGTTGATGAGTGACAACAACCTGAACTTTGATTGATGAGTTGCGAACCTAGCAAGGCAATCTGGATGGTGGATGCGGTGATCAGTTACAAGAAAGCCAAGAAAGCCCAGACAAAAAAGGTGTGGTTCAGCAGCCGATGGGAGCAGTTGCCGTGCGTCCGTGCCGACCAAGAGGCGATGCTTCAACTCATTGACCGATACGGATTGCAAGCAGCAACCGAAATAAAGCTGGATAAAATAACGGGGGCAATTTATCTCGGAGAGCGTTTTGAAAAAACACACTAAAATATACTTTCAAGCCATGGGCATCAGCCCCGTGGAGTTCGTGCCGTGTGAGGTGTGTGGATCCCGTGCTGTTGACATTCACCACATCAACCCCAGGGGGATGGGTGGGAGCAAGAGCCGAGATGTAATTGAGAACCTGATGGCATTGTGCCGACCCTGCCACCACGAAGCTGACTTCGGAACCAAA